GACGAGCCGAGCGAGCCACCGGACGAGGGACACGACCCGTGCAACGCCCACCTGTCGCCGATCACAGTAGGTCACAAGGTCTCAGCAACCCTCACGGTCGGGCCGTGCGCCGACCAGCCCGAGGAGTACAGCGGGTCTTTGACGCTCCAGTACGGGACCGGCGAACTTCCCCACCTGAAGTGGACGACAGCGACTCTCATCCCGATCTACAGCGAGAACGCGACGCAACCGATCTCGGCTCCGTGCCAAGATGCGTACTGGGTGGTCGTGTACGACGCGGCCGGACGTGACGCCCACGGGAAAGACTTCCAGAGCACTCACAGCGTCTTCCTCGAAGAGAACCAATTCCCACGGAAGGCGAACTGTCCATGAGCGAAGAACCCGCCGCCCCCGTTGCGGCGCTTGTGGGCGTCCCCGCCGGTACAGGTAGCGCCTTCATCCCCGACTACAAGTTCCCGGGGGCCACGCGCCTGCGCACGGCGGTCGGTTCAACTCTCCTGTTCGCGCTCGTCAACCATCCCCGAGCCACTGACCCCGAAGTCCGAGAGCGGTACCAGCGCCACCGGCACGACTTCCAGGACACAGAGCTTGTGGTGAACGGCGAGACCTATCCGGCGGTCGAAGTCCAAGACGCCGAGATCGGCATCCGCGTTCGCGCTGCGGCTGTGAACGGCCTCACTGTGGTCACCACGTTCCCGGTTGATCAGAACGTCCCCGGCGTCCGCGTGACGTGGCCGGAGAGTGGCGACGCCGACCGGTCTCCTGACGCCGGCCAAGCGCTGTAAAGCGCGCGTGTGAGCCGTACCCCACACGCGCTATGCTGATCCCTGCTTCCTCGTTCAACGCTTTCCTTTCGAGGTGTGTTGTGACTTGCTGGCAATCGAGTTGAGGAAGCGCAGAGCCCCCGCCCTAGTGGCGGGGGTTTTGCTTTTCACCTGCGGGTTCGGAATTATCTATAACTCGCTTGACGCAAGGTGGGTGGAGGTCTTATCGTTTTGCCATGCCCGAGGGGGCATGGAAACGGACGGTTGCCAGCATGTCTAAGTCGTTCAGCAAGGGCGAGCGTAAGACCTCCGGAAAGTCTGATCGGGAGTTCCGCCGGATGCGGAAGACGGCCCGGAAGGCGGAGGGGGAGAAGTGAGCGGGGAGGGCCGGGCGCATGCCTGGATAGCCCGTATCGGGGTTCTCGGGATCTCGGGTGCGGCGTTCCGCGTCTCCTATGACGCGTGGACAACAATCAGCAAGGCGTCGGGTATCCGCCCGGCTCTGGCGGGGTATCTGCCGTGGATCACGGAGGGTTTCTTGGCCCTGGCGGTCTACACGGCGTGGGTGGTGCGGAAGCGTGGCCAGGTCGGCAAGTACCCGGTTGTCCTGGCGTTCGTGCTGCTGGCGGTCGGCATCTATGTGCAGGTGCGTCACGGCATGTCGCACGGCCGCCCGCTGACGCTGACGCCGGTTGAGGCGGGGGTGATCTCGGCCCTTCCGACCATCATCACGGCGGCGAGCATTCACCTTCTGGTCATCACCTTCGAGAAGGTTCACCCGGCAGAGTCGGAGGGGGAGCCGGAGCTTTCCCCGGTCATTCCTGACACGGTTCAGGAGATTCAGGACGAGTGGGCTAAGGAGTCCCCGCAGGCCGAGCCTATGCCCGAGCCTGTGATACCGGAACCGGAGGTTACCAGCCCTTCGGCGAGCCAGTTTCCGGAGCCCGGATACCCCGCCCCGGCCTTCCGGGGGGCCGGTCAGTTCATGGCTGTGGCCGACCAGGCAAAGGACCCCCGTACCCGCGATATCTGGGCGCGCATAGCCGTCGAGCACGGCAAGCCCCAGATCTGACAGGACTTCTCTCGAAAGGATTGGTAGTGGACATGGCGGAGATTGTGACTCGGCGTCTGGCGGACGACCTTGACGGGTCGGACGCGGCCGGGACGGTTGAGTTCAGCGTCGACGGGATGGACTTCGAGATTGACCTCTCGGAGGGGAACGCGACGGAGCTGCGGGCGTTCCTGTTCAAGTACATGCAGGCGGCCCGGCCGCGCAAGCCGAAGGGGAAGCTCCAGAGGCGGAACCGGGCAATCAACCCGGAGACGTCGGCGGCCCGCGAGTGGTGGCGCCAGGAGGGTGGCCGGAACGGCGTCAAGGAGTTCAGCGCGAAGGGCCGGATACCGGCCGACGTGATGGAGCTGTTCCGCGCCAGCGGCGCGCCTGGCGCGTTGGCGCTGGTCGCGTAGGCAGCAAGAACAGACCCCCGGAACTTCGGTTCCGGGGGTTTATTCGTGTTCTCACACTGTGCCGGCCAGGTGCTTTAAAGGTGGTGTAAGGGGGATTCGGGTTGCTTGAATGTGCGCAGGTCGGGCATCATCACCGACGACAGGCTTTCTACAGAACGGTTGGGCCATGGCCAGGCGCACTATCGAGATTGTTCATGACGACTTGGACGGCACCGAGGGTGCCACCCCCGTAAAGTTCGGCCTTGACGGCAAGTCGTATGAGATCGACCTGAGCGACAAGAACGGGAAGGCGCTCAGGAAGGCGCTTGCGAAGTTCGTGGAGGCGGCTACGCCGGTGAAGGCCGCCGACGCGCCGGGGCGCCGGAAGTACGGCAGCGGGCCGGTACGTCGGGACACGAAACACATTCGTGAGTGGCTGCGCGGTCAGGGTGTCGAGATCAGCGACCGGGGCCGTATCCCCACGGACCTCATGGACCGCTACCAGGCGGCGAACCCGGGCCGCTGAAGGCAGCCGGCCACACGCTTTAAAGCATTCAGGCGGTCAGCAGCAAGCAGTGAGGGCCAGCCCGTAGAGGGCTGGCCCTTTTGCGTTGCGCAGCTACGACCAGTTCTGAAGCTTGAAGTAGGCCTCACGCTTCTCTTCGCGTAGCTTGCACAGCTCCGCGATGCGCGGAGCTTCGTTAGCCGCTGAGAAGTGGGGTGACGCCTGAGCTCCCATGAACCAATCGATGGCTTCGCTGGCGTGCTTCTCGGCCTTAGTCCACTCGCCGGAGGCCTGCTGTATCTCATCCACGGGCACAGGGTATCGCTGAACCCTGCTACCAGAGCCCGTCTTGGCCTACGGCTGCCGCGTGGCGCTCCCGTTTGATCGGGACCATGAGGCCCCGGAAGTGGGGGCCGTACTTGACGAGTATCGGTTCCTCGGGGTCACGGATCATCCAATCCGCCCGACGCTCGCCAGTGTCCGACTTCACCAGCCGGAAGCGGGTCGTGAGGCCCATGTCCAATAGGAACACGCTCGACGGGTCCTCATAGCGCTCGAACAGCTCGGCCAGGCCGCGCCAGGCGGCGGCCGGGGTCATGCCGGTGGCGTCCTCAACGGCCTCGCGGGATGCGCCGATCTGCAACACCAGCCCGTCTCCGGGGAACCAGGAGAGCGTCACGTCCTGTTTCGGATGCTGGCGACAGAACGAGGTCACGGCGTCGAGCCCTTCGCGGGGGATCTCGACCCTGACTGGCGTTCCGCGGGTTGCTGTAAAGCGTTCAGCCGGCGCCCAGTCGTGCGCGGCGGCGTACGGGTCACCACCGAGGATTGTCACGCCTTCGGCATCCACGGTGAGAAGGACGCTGCGGATCGAGGGGTTTTTCTTGTGGACGTGGGCCACGTTGCCCGCGACGCGGCAAAGCGCGTCGGCGTCCATGGTCCATGTGGCTACGGGCTCGCCCATGTGCCTCCTAACGCAGAGAGGCCCCGCCGGAGCGGGGCCAACGATCGGGGTTCTACTCGCAGTCGCGGACGCTGCCGCCGTAGGCGAGGGTGTAGCCCATGGCGCACTCGTCGCACACGAACTCGTCGTCCAGCTCGGAGAAGATGCCGTGTTCGGTCCAGCCCCCACACTCGGAACACTGATCCCGCCCGTCCAGCTCGTCTACCTCGTACTCTCCGAGGTCGTCATCATCGGCCACTAGTAGCAACCCCCTTCGCAGCAGTCCGGGAAGCAGTTGAGGCAGCAGCCGCATTCTTGGCAGAACACGGTGCCGCACGTATAGGACACGGGAGGTTGGGGAGGCATGGGGCGGATAGGCGGATGCCCCATGCCGGTCACCATCTGCTCAACGGTCCAGGCCTGGACGATGGCGGTTCCTAGCCCGCCCTCTGTAAAGCTGTCGGCCGGCCTAGTCGTGGTCGTACCAAGCCACGTCGATGCCTTCGGTCGTCACGGTGATGACGGCGTGGTCACCGAAGGCGGCCCTGAGCACGTTGTCAGCGGCGCCGGACTCGACAGCCTTCCGAAGCGCCCCCGCAAGCGCGTTCACCTCGGGATAGAGGCTGTCCTTTGTGGCCCATCGGCTCGTCTCGTCGTCCCAACGCTTCGTGCCCATGGTCGGGTGGTAGTCGCCCACGTCCAACGACTCACTGTCGAAGTCGTCGGGGTCCTCCGGGTCCACGTCGGCAACGGTCTGGACCCACACGCCGTAGGCGCCGAACTCGCACGGCTCCCCGTCGTTGAAGTACGGCACGGACTGACGCCAGCCGAACCGCTTCACGTCCTGGTGGCCGATGAGCGGCCGGAGGAGCGCGGCGAACTCCTCATCGGTGACCTGCGGGACGATGGCGGCCGGGTCGTAGGGGTAGACCTCGCCGGACAGCGGGATTCCGTGGAACGTCAGGGCAGTCTTCAAGCTGGGATCTCCTTCAGCAGGTGGGACAGGGGGAGGGTTTTGCGTTGCGCGCCGGACATCCACGGCTCAAGCGGCATGCCCTTGATGTAGTCCACGGGGGACGGGAGCCAGCCGAGATCTTCGATGATGTGTCGTTCGGCGATGAGCCGGACCGGGATGAGCTTCCGGCCGACCTTGAGCGTTGTGCCGAAGACGCGTTCACAGAGGAACACTCCGGCGGTGTGGTGGTAGAGGGAACGGTGTCGGCTGTCGCCGATGATGTTCTTTGAGCTGTCGATGAACGTCTCGATGGGGAGGTAATCCTCCGGCTCGCCGCCCCATTTGCGGGCGGCCGACAGGGCGTGATGCCAACTGTTCATCCGGCCGCCGAGAGGCCCATAGCGCCGATGGCGAGCATGCTGCCGCACACGACGGTGGCGGCGACGAACCAGAGGAGCCACACGCCGACCAGGTAGGCCCACCCGGGCAGGTTCCTGTTCATCGGGCTACCGCGTGAACGAGCGCGGCCATGAGGAAGCCGACAATGCCCAGCTCGGCGAGGATCAGGAACCAGATGAGAACGCCCGCGATCTTGATGGCTCTTGCGGCGCTGGTCTTCTGGGGCAATGAGCACCTTCTTTCCACGAGAAAGGGCCACCCCGAAGGGCGGCCCCTGGCTGATGCTGGGGGGTGGGTCAGGACTTGACCCATGGGCCGACAGCCCGGGAGACGATGAACGCGGGCGTGTCGGGGTGGAACCTGTCGAACCCGGCGAGGCAGATCACAGCCGCAGCCTCAGTTCCGAAGATGCCGATGACTTCACCATCTTCGAGTTGCACGGCCCATTCGGTGGCCAGGCTTTCCACGAACATGTGCAGCTCGACGTTTTCGGCGAAGAGGCGCCCGATCTGGTCGAACGCGTCATCAATGAGGCTTGCCACGCTAGGCGGCCTTTCCGTAGTTGAAACCCTGGTCGTACACGTAGAACGCTTCACGGATTCGCGCTGACTCGCCGTGAAGTCCGCGCGGATTGTGCTTCGCGATGATGGTCAGCCGCTTCACGGCTGACGGATACGCGGGGTATTCCTTGTACGCGTCGATCGAGGCCAAGGCCGCATCAAGCGTGTATCCCATGCCTTACCTCCGGGGGGTGGTGTTGGGCTGGCTCCGCCACTGTACCGCCCTTGACGCAGTTGCGTCAAGGGCGTAACACCACGGGTCTCCGGAGGGGCGTCGGGGGGTGGCTCCAAGGGTTCTGTTCACGGCCCGCGTTTCTGGGGCCGTTTCGTTCGCCGCTTTCGAGAACCCGTTTTGCGGCCCATTTTCAGGGCCGTTTTGAGGGCCATTTTCGAGCCCCTTTTAGAGCCCGCTTCTGGGGCCGTTCCTCGGGGCTGTATCCCTGGGCCTGTGGTGCCGGATGCCGACCGGCGAGCCCGGTCCCGTGGTGGGTTGTTGCGGGCCGGGTCGTGGCCCGCGTAGTGGCGCTGCCGCAGCGGCGTTGAGCTGGGGGCATGGTTCCACGGGTTGCTTTACAGCTTCCGGCCGGCGCGGCTCATGCGTGTTCGTCGACGAACCGCGGCGCCTGCTTTAAAGCTTCCGGCCGGCACGGCGGTGCGCGTCGTGCGGCAGCTCGGTTACGCGAATGCCATTCGCGGCGGGGCGCCAGGTGTTCCCGGTGTGCCGTGGGAGACCGGTCGAAGCCGGGCTGACCGGCGCGACCGCGTCGGCTGTAGGCCGCTGGCCGCTGACCCTACTCAGCCAAAAAATTTTCGGCTTGGTCTCTCTCGTCGGCCCGTCCGCGCGCGGGCAACAAACTACCCCGTGTCACAGCCCGATATGGCTCGCCATGATCTGACCGGGAATGCGAGTCATTGTCATGGATATCCGTTTCAGGGCATAGGAGTGCCTATGTAAACCAGGGCTGAAAGTGATTTCGGGCGGCCCTTACAAAAGCGCTCTCGGGGCCTTCCGATACCGCATCCGACCAGCATTGCACTCCCATAACCGCAGGTCAAACCCTATTCCGTTCCTCCCTTGACACGCTTTAAAGCGTTCGTGCATCGTCTTGTCTCGCCAGCAAGACACTCCACCCGGCCCGAACGGAAGGAACGCACATGCCTAGCGCATACAAGACTCGTGAGGCTTGGTTGCACGCGGCTCGGAAGCTCATGATGAAGCGATTCGAGCGGGCCGGGGTCGAAGTGCCAACCGACGTGCATATCAGCGTCGGTTTCAAGCCTGGCGGCGGGCCGGAATCCGCAAAGGTCATGGGGTGCTGCTATGTGCGGCTCGCGTCCTCTGGCAACGTGAACGAGATTTTCGTCTCTCCCGAGTGGGATAATCCCGCTGACGTGCTGGAAACCCTCGCGCATGAACTGATTCACGCCGCATCGGACTGCCAGGACGGGCACGGCCCCGGTTTCAAGCGGGATGCTCTCGCGTTCGGGTTCCTGTCGCCGATGACGTCCACCCCTGCCAGTGATGAGCTGAAGTGCTTCCTTCGCCTGGTCGCGGCCACCGTGGGGCCGTTCCCTCACTCGGCTACACGCATCATGGCGCTCAAGCGCCGTCCGAAGAATGACCCCGTGAAGCCTGACGGGAACGCGTCGGCTGACGGCGGCGACGGCGGAAAGCAGCACTCCGGGCGCCCTAAGCAGAACACGGCGATGCTCAAGCTTGAGTGCATCAATCCGGGTTGCGGTTTCATCGCGCGTGCCACGGCGAAAAACCTTGACCTCGGTATGCCTATCTGCGCATGCGGTACGCCGCTCTCGTCTCCGCAGTACGCGGAAGTGCTGGCGGATCGTTGGTATGCGCCGCATCCGCATTACGGCGGCCCGCGCCCGGATTACTTGGTTGAGGCAGAGGTCAAGGCGATGGAACAGGGTTTGGAGAAGCGGCGCGAGTGGTCGCGGGCACGCGGTTTCCTTCCCGCGCTCGGCGCAGCCGTCGCCACTGCCGTTAAGACGGTCGCTAAGGGCGCCCCTAAGCGGCTCATTCCCGCGACCGTCGTTAAGGCTCTCGACAGTGCGCGTGAGGCTGCCGATTGGGTCGCGTGGATGCCGTACCCGTCCACCTTGGGCGACGCAGCGCGGTACCCGGAAGACGCGCTAGAGGTCTGGGAAACGGCGGAAGCCCTAGCGGAGCGGGTTTCTGCGTTGGATGACGCGCTAAGCGCTCTCCTGCCTGCCTAGCGGTTAGCGGGCTAAGACCAGGGTCTTAGCCCGCTTTCCCTACCCCTAGTGTTACGCCCTTGACGCACGCTTTAAAGCGTGCCAAGCTTGGCCTGCCAGCAAGACACAAGCACTAACCGGAAGGTAAGACGATGAGCGTTTCGACCGGCACCTACTACCCGAACCGTCCGGGCGCGCGGACTCTCGCGGAAGCGCGGGCAATGTATATCGGTCACGAGCCGGTTTCCGGGCAGATGGCGCCGGATGGCACGGCTACCGTGTTCGTCGGCTGCCGCATTGCTTACAACGGTCCGGCGCCGGAAAGCGTCAACACCCCGGGCGAGTTTCACGACTGGATTGTGACCGTCGCCGAGACGTTCGCGAACGGGCCGGAAGAGGTTGAGGACAACGCGGACGCGCTGACGGAAACCGAGATAGCGAACCTTAAGGGAACGCGCTACCTCGCCGCTTTCGTCGATGCGAACTACGGCATGCCGCAAGATGACCGCGCACACGAATTGTTTCGCTCGATCGGCGAAGCCAAGGATGCGCTTTGGCGTCGGGCCGTTGACCGTGAATCCCGCGTGCGCTACGTGGATACGGCACTTGACGCGGACCTGTGGACGCGCTTCCCGAGTGTGACCGATGACGCCGAGATCATGCTTTACGCCTTCGACGTGGTGAACGGTGAGATTGTCCGCGAGGAATACCCGACGCATCGCCTGTTCATGGGGCCGCGTGGTGGCATCAAGGTTGAGCGGCTTTAAAGCGCTGCCTTAGGCACAGCTCCCGCTGTGCTTAGGACAGTGCGGTAAACCCGCACGCTGCCAGCAAGTCACCCCCGGAAGGATCAGCAATGACCATCACTTTCGCCCGCGCGACGCGCGAGTATCACGCGCACATCAAGACGTGCGAATGCGGACAGCGTATGGAGCGGTGCGCGCGCGGCGAGCGGCTGCACACGGTCTATCGGACAGTCCTTGACGCGAACGCGGCCGGTGAGCACGCGGAAGCCGTGGCGGCCGGACGCGAGATCACGATAGGCAACAGCATTCCGGCGGCCTGGTTCCGGTCGCGCCTCAAGCGGTACGCGCTTCTGTCGGACACCTCGGCGAATGCCGCTGAAAACGTCCGGGAAGTCGCCGCCCGTGCGCAGGCTACGCCGTTCCGCATGGCCTGGTATGAGTTCGCGCACGTCTACGCCGCCGTTCACAAGGTTTGGAGCATGGAAACCGACCTTGACCGCGCGAACCGCGCAGCCGTCCTTAGCGCGCTGAAGGGGTTCTGACATGAAGTCTTGGAACTACGACGCTCCGAAGATGGCGCTTGATGTCCGCGTGGACTATTTCGTCTCTCTGTTCGGGCCGGACGGTACCGAGATCTACGAAACTCGGCGCATCCACCCGGCGGAAATCCGCTCACTGCGCGCGGACCGCGCGAACCTCGCGACAACCGGGTTCCGGACCAAAGCTGAGCGGCGCGTAACCACACGGTGGGTTGAAGCCTGCCACTACTGCCAGGCTCGCCCATGCATAACCGAGTGGGACTGTGACGGCCCTTACATGCGCGTCATCTGTGATGACCCGCAGTGCAACCGGGGCGCCAATCTCGATAACTCGGATTGGGTCGCGGGCAAGGGGCCGCTTTGGGGGCCGGAACATCCCGAGTGGCAGGCAACAGCGGCCTAAGACGCGAACAGGGGGCTAGGGCATACCGCCCTAGCCCTTTCGCATGACCTGACTCTTACGCCCTTGACGCACGCTTTAAAGCCGTGGTTAGCTATCGACTGCCAGCAAGACACACCAGGGAAGGGAAGCTATGAGCGAGTATCAAACCCGGTTCGGGTACATCTACGCGACGTTCACCACGCGCGGCCAAATGCCGCATGAGGCCGAGGTCACGGTTTGCATAGACGACGCAACCAACCGCCCTCACACATGGGGCGCGTTCGCCGTGGCCATTGCTGATGAGTCACAGGAGGGTTTGAACGTGGCGCTTACGGCTGCCACGGACCACATGACCCGTACCTACGGCGTGTGCGGCATGACGTGGGTTCCGCAGTGGGATGGTTCCTACCTCGGCTGCCAGTGGCACCCCGAAACGATGCGGCCGGTTAACGGTCGCATCCGCCCCGGCTCGTTTCACGTCGGCTCTGTCCGGCCGGAACACGGACGGCGGTCCCGCTAATGGCATGGGTCGCATTCTTCGCAGTGGTCGCACTCGGGTTCTACGCCACGCGGGCAAAGGTCAAGGACGCGGAACGGATCACCGCTCAAGAGCAGGCACGTGAGCAAGCGGCCAAGTACGCAGAAGCGCGAGCGCTGAAAGAAGCGGAAGAGATCAGGGCTCGTCAACCGGCGCCCCGCCGGGGGAGGCCACGTAAGACCACAACCCCATAGCGAGCAACAGAAAGGACCCTCTCCGGAGGGTCCTTTTTCGTGCCCTGAAACAGCCGCCTAGCCAAACGCCCGGAGAGCAATTCTAAGCCCCGGCCGGCCTGGGTTCGCTTGACCGGGTACCCAAGAGACGAGAAAAGCCCCCCACGGGGCTGTGAGGGGTCTTCCTTGGGGTATTTCGTCTAGCGGCCCATGCCGCGAATGATGAAATGAGGCGTGGGGGTCGTAGCCTCAACGGCTACCGCAAGCGGGTCATGTCCGCCGGGCAGCCCTCGAATCAGGGTCAGGGCCTTTTCTATGGCCTCCGTGGTGGACTCGGCATCTACGTGATAGCCAGTAACCATCCGACCATCGGAGGACATCGACCACACCCCTTCGACGTTGTCCGTTGCCTCCGCCGGGAGATCCCAAACGACCGTTACCGCGTAGTCCGTCATGCCGCCATCCTGCCAGAAACACAGAAAGGACCACCCCGGTTAGGGGTGGTCCTCACACGCGCTTTACAGCGCGTCTACAGCTCCGAGAAATCGACTCCGAACAGTGCTAGCCAGTGGGACAAGCGGAGCACGTCCCGGACGCTCTCCGGATACGGGAAGCGCATGCGCGCCCGAACGGCTTCCGGCGTGTCCTGCCACCTATCGACCGGAACCCAAACCAGCCGAACCCGAGTAGCGACCTGTCCCGCGTTCCTGCCAGGCACGTACTCAGTCGTCACCTTGAACCCCTGTAAAGCGGCTATCTCGCAGAGCCGGTCAACGGCGGCGGGAATCTCGACCAGCCCGCCACTCATCAGCAGACCACCCCGAACCGTTGAGCCTGCCGAACCTCGGCCGGTGAAAGCTCAATGTTCCCCACCACGCGACACCAGTAGGCACGGCCCGTAAGCCACCGGACAGGGTCCCGCAGGAACAGCCACACGGCCCCGTAAGCGACCGGGACGGACGGGAAAGACCCCGGCAACAGGATGGTTCCCACCCGCGCCACCACAAAGCCGTTCCCGTCGGCTCCAAACGCGTTCACCCGCGCTATCACCGAACCGTCCTCATACAGCTTGTGAACGCCCGGTTCCGTCTCACGCCACAAACGCGGAAGCGTGCTCATGAGCAGTCGCCGCCCTTGAAACCGAACACGTTGCCGAAAAAGCCAGTCTCGCCCCTGGTCTCATACCCGATGCACTTACCGTGGCCGAGGTCAACGACCACACCCGCGTTACTGGGCTTCTGCCCATGCCACGTGCTGTAGCCGTACGTGAACCAGTGCCAGTGATGCACGTGGTGCGCATAGAGCACGTGCAAGAGAACCGACAGCGCGTGAAACCAAGACATGTGCTGTGCCTTCCGTGTGTGTTGTCCGGCGCCCCCTGGTCGGGGCGGCCGGTGTTGCTGGCAGGCACATGTCTAGGGCCAGCCGTAGCCACGCGTCAAGGGCGTAACACCCGCCATCCCATGAGACGCACATCACACACAACAGGTAGACCAATCCAACCGGCCACCCCAGGCCGGCATAGACATAACGCCAGGTCAGACAGCCCATAAAGGCCGGGGGGTCAACTAGACCACACCCCTACAGCCGTCGCCAGAAACGGCCAACAGGCAGCCGGACCAGGTAAAACGATAGCTAATGTCCCAATCGCCCTACCTTGCCCAACCCCAGAATGTCCTATTCAGTCCGGTTATCCACCGTATTGAAAGGTACTAACCCATAGGGGGTGTCAAAAGTGCATATGTATAGGTGTTCAAGACCTGCACAGCTTTATTTTTTTCTCCGCAGGTTGAACGGCCTTTGGTGGAATGGCACACCAGAAAGGCCCTCCCTGGTGAGGAGGGCCGTTTTCGCGACTCTCCGGCCCTGGGAGGGCCTTGAGCTCGATGTTTGCACGGCGTGAGGCCGTGCGTCAAGGGGGGATCAGTACGTGACGCAAGTCACACGGGTGTAGTTGTCACGGCTTCGGCCGCGTGACCCCTGTTTATTAAGTGAGGGGGTAAGGGGGAGGAGCGAAGCGACGACCCCGCAACCCCCGAACGACGAGACCTCATAGTCTTAGGCCCCTCCGGGGGCCTTATGACAGTGGTTAGTACTAAGAGCGCCCTCAGGCGCTCTATAGATAGAAGGTGGTTAGCCTTTCACGGCTGATACTAACCTCCGGCCGTTAGGGGTTTCGTCTTGCCTATGTCGATGTGCCGCCGTTGTCGGCGGCTAGTTCCCTTAGGTGAACCCTTCTGCTGGGAACACAAGGCGGCCGGTAGGTATTCGGCCGCATGGGCTGTTAACAGCCGAGCCGCTAGAGCGGCTAACCCGTTCTGTGTTAGGTGTGGGTCTGCCTCTGATCTCACGGCTGACCATATCGTTCCGCGCTCACGCGGCGGAACGGATGAGATGCATAACATCCAAGTCTTGTGCCGTCCGTGTAACACACGGAAGTACAACCGCCTGAGGGGGTGACATCTCATGCCAGGGCCTCTCCCGAAACCGACTCACCTAAAGATCCTGTCCGGGAATCCGGGTAAGAGGCCCCTGCCTGAGAACGAACCTCAGCCCACCAAGGGCGAGCCCACTCCGCCGGACTGGCTTGAGGGCGAAGCCCTTGAGGAGTGGAACCGCGTTGTGCCCGAGCTGGCCGCGCTCGGCCTGACTGCTCTGGTCGACCGGGCCGCGCTGGTCGTGTACTGCCAGGCGTGGGCTTCTTACGTTTCTGCTTCACGTCAGCTCGCGGAGCAGGGGCCGACTTCGACCGGCCGTAACGGGGAGATGGTCAAGCACCCGGCGGCGCAGGTCGCTCGGGACTCGGCGGACCTGATGAACAAGTACGGCCAACAGTTCGGCTTCACGCCCGCGTCACGGGCGCGTCTGTCGGTTCCCGAGAGGGACGACGGGCTAGACATTCAGGCGCTCATCAGCGCCTAGCGTTCCGCGGAGCGCTTTAAAGCTTCCGGCCGGCGCGGGGGGCTGGCCGGGGGACTGCGGTTGAGGCCAGGGGTTGAGTTTCGGCTCCCCCTGGTCTCCCGCTACATGAGAGGAGGATGCAGGTGCATCGCTACGTTGCGACGCGTACGCCACGGGTTCCGAGGGTGCACGGCGTTCACCGTGTGGCCCGTGTTGGTCGTGTCCGGCCGCCTCGGCAGGCTCATCACCCGCATTCGCCCGGCTCGGTTGTCCACCGGCATCCGCACCAGGGCAACCACAACCCGCGCCCCGGCGCGCATGTTCATCACCACGTTGCCAAGGGCGGGCACCACCCGCACGGCGGCGTACATGAACACCACCACGTCACAGCTGGACAGCACCATCACCACGCGGGCGTGCACGAACATCACAACGTGAAGCACGGGGGCACGCACCACCACAAGGGCGTGCATGAGCATCACCACGTGGCGAAGGGCCATCACCACCACCACAAGGGAAATCACGGCCATAGGCGCCATCACCACGTGCACAGGCGACACGGTTACCACCATCGCCGACGCCATCACGGCTAGGCCGGCCAAGCGCTGTAAAGCATTCCGCGGTTCGAGGACAGGGGGTGAGACGTGTCTCCGGTTGTGCCAATCACCTTGAAGACCGTCACGGTCGTGGCGACGTATCTGCGGGCGGACGGCACACCCCTTCAGGGAACGGTTTCGTTCCACCCTCCGTCGCCGCTGGTCTCGACCGTTTCGAACGCCCTGATCTCCGGCGATGTTGTGGCGCCGATCCAGGCGGACGGCACGATCACGGCGACGCTGGTTGCCTGTGACGACCCGACGATTTCCCCGACCGGCTTCACCTACCAGGTAACTGAGACCTTCACGGGTGCGCAGGGGCGTACCTACAACATTTCTCTGTCGTACCTGGCCTCACAGCCAATCGACCTCATGCCGGTCACTCCGTCTTCTCCGAACGCGGGGAACGTGACCTACGTTGCCGGTCCGGGCGTTCCTTCCGGTGGCGCCGCTGGGGCGCTGCTGTTCAAGAACAGCACCACGGACTACGACACGTCTTGGAAGTCGCCAGCGGCGGCCGGTGTGCTGCCGCTGAACGGCGGAACGATGACTGGGGCCATTACCAGCGTCGGGGCCTCGACCAACTCAGTCGCCGAACAATCTCAGGTCACGGGCGATACTTGGCCGCGCTTCACGCAGCTTGCTGGCGGCTACATGAACTGGGGCTCGGGGGCCGCGAGCGGGGACGCGAACCTGTATCGCGGCGCTGCGGGCATCCTCAAGACGGACAACTCGCTGACGGTCCTCACCCGTCTGGGCGTCGGCCAGAATGCGCCCTCGGTAAGCACAATCGGCGTTACGACGGCTGCGGACCAGGCCGGTATCAAGCTTCTGAACACAAACGCGTCCGGAAACCTCGGAAACGCGGCGGTTGCCGCGATTTCCGCGACGAACACAAGCCTTTTGGCCAGTGGAGCCGTGAACGGGGACGCCAATCCCCGCTTCACTCAGACCATTGACGGTCGGCTCGCGTGGGGGACCGGCTCGGCGGGGACGGACACGGACCTATACCGGTCTGCGGCCGGGGTCCTGAAGACCGACAACACTTTGTCGGTCGGGCAGGGGTTCGCCATGAGTCGCACGACCGTATCTGACGCGGCGTACACGGTGCTGCCTACCGACTCCCGCGTCTGCTATACGGCGCTGACTGCGGCCCGGGTCGTAACGCTGCCTCTGGCCTCAACGATGTCAGCGGGTCAGGTCATCACGGTCAAGGACGAGTCGGGAGCGTGCTCGGGAACCAACACGATCACGATTACCCCGGCGTCCGGGACGATTGACGGGGCCGCGAACAAGGTCGTCAACACGGCCTATGGCGTGCTTCGGGTGTATGCGGCCGGTTCGAACTGGTTCACCTGGTGACCTGAGCCGACCGTGAGCGTTCCGCCCTTGACGCGGCATGCGTCAAGGGTGTTAGGCTCCGCCTCAAGAAATGAGACGCCCCGGCGGGTGCTGGAACACCCCCGGGGCTTGGCTTGAGGAGCGGCACTCCACATGCGCATTCAGCGTACCCCGCAGGTAGCTTTCTTCACCATCGTCCCGAACGCGTCGGCGCGTGATCACGCCCTGTCGTTCACGGCTCGGGGCATCCTGACCTATCTCCTGTCGCTGCCGTCCGGCCGCTCCGAGACGGTCATCAGCCTGTCTGAGAAGTCGGTGGAGGGCCGCAAGGCCGTGTCTGCCGCGATGGCGGAGCTTGAGAAGCGCGGCTACCTGGCGCGTAAGCGCGTCAAGGGCGAGCAGGGCACGATCACCACTGAGGTTGTCGTCTTCGACGTGCGGGACGGTGCATCTTCCCAGGTCGCGCCGATCGGCACTCCAGTGCCGATCGGTCAGCCGGTCGCCGGTTCGTCGGTCGATAACCCCATTGAAGACTTGGTAGAAAACTCCCCCCTCCCTACCCCCGTCGTGTCGGCGCCGGTTCTCGCCGAGTCGGCCCCGGAGGGGCGGGCGGGAGGTGAGATATCTCGATCGGAAAACCTCCTCAGCGAGGTGAGCCAGTCTGACCGGCGGTTGCACCTGTCGGCCCGCGACATGCGGACGCTGGCGCCTCTGGTCGAGACCTGGTTCGAGCGGGGCGCGGACAAGCGGCTGATCTCGCTGACGTTGACTGCGGGGCTCCCGGAGGAGATCCAGCACCCGGCGGGGCTGCTGCGGAAGCGCCTCGAAGACAAGATGCCCACGGCGGCCCTCGCGGCCCCTGTGGCTGCCGTTCAGGCCGTCCGGCATGAGTGCCACGACTGCGGCCGTCCCGTGGCCTCTGCGGGCCTCTGCGGGGCGTGCACCGAATCGGTTCAGGCCCCTGTCGTCCCCGGCTCCCGTTCGTGGCGTGACATGGCCCTGTCGTTCGGGGTCGGAGCCCTTCCCGTGGCTGCGTAGCGGTTTCACCAACTCACACTGACCAACCGCGGGGCGCTTTAAAGCGCCCCGCCGGCCTGCCGTGAGGGGGTGAGGATGCTTCTTGCCCCCCACGCCCCGGACAACGCTGCCCCTGGCACGTTCGTTTGGGACCCTGCCGCCGCTGATCGAGTGGTGGCGTTCTTCGAGCGCGTCTTGGTCCATACCAAGGGGCGCCACGCCCGTACGCCGTTCCTCCTGACCGACTGGCAGAAAGACGAGATCGTACGGCCCCTGTTCGGCACGCTCGCCTATGACGAGCAGTACGACGAATACGTACGTCAGTACCGTGTCGCGTGGCTTGAAATGGCCCGCAAGAACGGGAAATCCGAACTCGCGAGTGGCTTCGCCCTGTACGGCCTGACCGGCGACGGGGAAGAGTCGGCTGAGGTCTATTCCGTTGCGGCTGACCGCGACCAGGCGTCTCTAGTTTTCGACGTGGCCCGCCGGATGGTCGAGCTTTCTCCCATCCTGTCTAAGCGCCTGACGGTCGTGTCGTCTAAGAAACGCATCATCGACCCGTCTACGAACTCTTTCTATGCGGTGCTCCCCGGAGATGCTTCCGGCGCCCTTGGCACTAACCCCAGCATGGTCCTTTTCGATGAGGTTCTGACTCAGAAGGATAGGCATCTCTGGGATGCGATGCGCCAGGGCTTCGGTACTCGGCGTCAGCCGATTCTGATAGCTACCACGACGGCCGCGTACACGTCGGCCCGCTTCGCATTGGAGGAGCACGAGTATGGAGAAAATCTCCTCAAGAGTCCTGCCGCCGACCCCGCCCGGTTCGTGTTCATGCGGAACACCCCACGGGATTGGAACTGGCGAGATGAAGGCCAGCCCGGCAATCTCGACACCGGAGAACCCGCAACCGGCTGGTACCACGCCAACCCCGCCCTTGGGGATTTCCTCTCCCTCGGAAACCTGAGGTCTGAGGCTGTAGAGGCCGAAGCCAAGCCTTCGGCTGAGAACGCGTTCCGCGTGTTCCGTCTGAACCAGTGGACAAGCCAGGCTGAGCGCTGGATTGACATGCAGACGTGGGACCGCAACGGCGGCGAACCGGTCTTGCGGGAGAACTTGCTAGGCCGATGCTGCTATGCCGGGCTTGACCTGGCTAGCGTTTCCGACTTTACGGCGTGGGTGTTGTTATTCCCCGGCTCGCCGGAAGATCCCGAAGCCGAGGGCTTTACTGTGCTGCCGCGTTTCTGGCTGCCGTCGAAGGCGCTTAAGGCGCGTGGTGTTCAGCGCACGACGCTTGAGTACTGGCGCGATATGGGTTGGCTGACTATCACCGATGGCGACGTTACGGATTACCGCGTCGTCAAAGAAGAGATCAGCAAGGACGCCGAAGATTTCTGTATTGACCTCTTCGGCTATGACCCGTGGAACGCGACCAACCTGGTTACCGAGCTTGAAGACGGCGGGCTAGACGGCGTTAAGGCGCCGCAAACGTCGGCGCGAATGACTGACCCGTGCAAGTGGATGGAAACCCTGTTGGCCGAGGGGACGCTCCGGCACGGCGGTAACCCGGTTCTCCGCTGGATGGCGGACAACGTTGAGGTTCAGTACACGGCGGATGGCCTGTTCAAGCCATCCAAGGGCAAGTCCGGCGACAAAATCGACGGCATTTCGGCGCTTCTGAACGCGCTTTTCGTTGCTTTCACTGAGGATGACGCGGACGTGGGCTTTATCAGCCTCTCCGATGACTAGGGGGTGTGCTGAATGCAGAAGCGTAACCGCACTGCGGAATGGGTTGCTTCGCTGATCGAGTCTGCCGGACTTGGCGTGATCGCCTACGGCGCGAGCCTCATCTACATACCCCTCGGGTTCCTGATGCTGGGCGGTCTGCTGGCCCTGTGGGGCTGGGTGTTGTCCCCGAAGGGGCAGGACGCGATGACCAAGGCGGAGCGGGGGCCTGAGCACCGGTGAGCCTTCTTTCGCGCGTTGAGAAGCGCACGGGGGGGCTCGGGTGGCTTTCCTCGCAACCGCCGGTTGACTGGGTTCGCAACGCTTTCCTAGCCAACGATCCGATCTTCTCCGGCAAGAGCGTCAACGAGCAGACTGCCATGCAGGTCTCGGCGGTCTACTACTGCGTTGGCCTCATCACGGACGCAATTTCATCCCTGCCGATCGAGATATTCAAGGAATACCCGGACGGCACCACGGCCTTTGTGCGCACCCCGACGTGGCTGCGCAAGCCCAACTATAGGATGACGCCGTTTGACTTCTGGCAGCGGGTTTTCATGTCGCTGCTTGTCGCCGGTAACGCCTACATCTACACCCTGCGCAACAGCGCCGGGGACGTGGTCGAGTTGTGGCCCATTCATCCGTCGTGGGTGTATCCCTTCCCCAAGGAAGGCTCGACGGACATTGTCTACTCCGTCAACGGCGTGGACATGGACCAGACCGAGATTCTTCATATCCCGGCCCTGGCGATGCCCGGTTACCTGACTGGCCTTAGCCCGCTTGAGGCGGCCCGGCAGGCTATTGGAATCGGCATGGTGACGGAGGAGTTCGGCGCGAGGTTCTTCTCTCAAGGCGCCTATATGTCCGGCATCATCCAGCACCCCGGCAAGGCCACCAAGGAAGAGGCGTTGCGCCTCAAAGAGGACTTTGTCAAGAAGCATCAAGGCGTGGCCAATAGCCACGCGGTCGGCGTTCTGACCGGCGGCGCCTCTTGGCACCCGATCACCATCACGCCCGAGCAAAGCCAGTTCCTACAGACGCGGAACTACACGAAGGCCGACATTGCCCTGTTCTACAGGGTGCCCGCTTACCGGGTTGACCCGGCGGTTACGTCGTCCTGGGGCCGTGGCGTTGAAGAACAGAACTACGCCATGGCGCAAGACACCTTGCACCCGTGGGCGGCCCGCGTCGAACAGGCCATCTCGACTTTCCTTCTGCCCGGCTTCCAACAGATGCGTTTCAACATGGACGCTCGCCTGCGGGCGAAGCTCTCGGAGCGCTACCAGGCTCACGCGCTGGCCATTCAGAACGGCATGAAGTCGCCTGATGAGGTTCGCGCCGAGGAAGGCATGGCGCCGATTCCGAACGGCGACGGAAACCAGTGGTACCGCCCGGCGAACATCATCGGCATTGATGAGGATCTGCCGACCGTGGGCGACTGGAAGAAGATTCCCGGCCAGGTGGACGCGGGCGAGCTTTACAGCCCCCCGCCGGCTCCGGACCCAACAGCGCCGACAGGGCCGGAAGCGGCCGACGAGAACGGGGGAAAGAAGTCGTGACGTTGCTCGAACGTCGGTCGGTTGCGACCGAGTTTGACATCAGCAGCTCCGGGAGCGTGCTCCGCTTCACCGGCTACGCCGCGAAGTTCGCCACGAGGTCACACGACCTCGGGGGTTTCGTGGAGACGATCCGCAGCGGCGCGTTTGGTCGCGCCATCCGTGAGGGCCAGGACGTACGGGCGCTCATCAATCACGACCCTCAGTTCATCCTGGGGCGTACGGCGTCGGGGACGCTGAAGCTCGCCGAAGACTCGACGGGTCTCCACTACGAGGTGGATGCGCCGGACACGTCCTACGCGCGGGACCTCGCCGAGTCGATGAAGCGCGGCGACGTGACTCAATCCTCGTTCGGCTTCCGCGTCCGTGAGGACGACTGGCAGCGCGAGGGACGGGGCCGACTGCGGACCCTGCTCGATGTTGACCTGCTCGATGTGTCCCCGGTGACCTACCCGGCCTATGAGGACACAGAGAGCGGAGTCACCGCGGCGCGTGCTTTACAGCTCGCGGCCGGCGCGCACGGCTGGGACTTGTCGGCTGAGCTGCTTGAGCGGGACATGACGGGTTCGTGGAACCCGCTCCCGCCGGAAGACAACGAGACGGTTCGGATGGCCCTTCGGGCTATCCGGCTTAGGGGCCGTGCCTTCTAGGCCAGCTCCAAACACACACAGAGGCTCACCCCTGACGGGTGGGCCTCTTTCGTTTGGCCGCCTTGGGGCGGCCCCTTGGGGGAGGTATCCACTTTGACTAACTACGGGGCGCAGGCTGAGGCCCTTCTGGAGAAGCGGGCGCAGGTCTGGGAGCAGCGCAAGGCGCTGACGGACGCGCTGACCGGCGAGCCGACTGCGGAGCAGCGGGGCCAGCTCGACGCGATGGACACGGATCTCAACCGGCTCGGGGCGGAGGCCCGCTCCATCGTGGAGGAGGGCGAGCGCGAGCGGGACGCGGCAGAGCTGCGCCAGCGCGCTATCGCTCTGGGCGCGAAGCCCGGTGTTTTCACCGGCGACCAGCAGCCGCAGGGGCAGAGCGGTCCGTCCCTGTCGGGCGAGATTCGGGCCCTGAACTACGGCGAGACTCTGACGGTCGGCTCGGACCTCTACATGAAGCCGGGCCAGGAGGCTCGCGCCGCGCTGGCTGCGGCTGAAACCCGTGTCGCGACCACGGGCGTCGCCGCGAACGCGGGCGCGACCATCCCGACGACTTTCGTCGCGCGGGTCCTGGAGTACATGCTCCCGAACATCGGCGTGTGGCAGGCCGGTCCGACCATCATCACCACCAGCTCGGGCAACCCGATGACGTTCCCGCGTCTGACCGGCCGCCCGACCGTTGCGCCGGTCGCTGAGAACACCCCTTTCCCGACCTCGGATGCGGCGTTCAACCAGTTCACCCTTGGCGCCAAGAAGTACGGCGTGATCGTTCAGGTCTCCAAGGAAATGGTTGAGGACAGCGGTATTGATATCGCTGGCTTCATCGCTCAGCAGGCGGGCATCATGGCGGGCCGCCAGGTCGCGCATGACCTTCTGGTCGGCTCGGGTACTGGCGGTACTCCTACCGGCGTTCTGACTGCCGCTGTTGCGGCTGCCCCGGGCACCACGATGGGCACTATCGGCGCCATTTCCGGTGATGACATCATCGCGCTGTATTACAGCGTGATCGACGCTTACCGGGGCGGTGCGAAGTTCCTGATGGCTGACGCCACCGTGGGCAAGTTGCGCGGCGTCAAGGACGCCTATGGTCAGTACTTGTGGCAGCCCGGATTGGTTTCCGGCGCGCCGGACATGCTTCTCGGGAAGCCGGTCGTGACCGACATCAACATGCCGGTTGTGGCCACCGGCAACAACGCTGTTCTGTTCGGCGACTTCTCCCGGTACTACGTGCGGCAGGTCAACGGCGTTCAGGTCGAGAAGTCTTTCGAGTACGGATGGGGCTCCGACCTTGTTTCGTACAAGGTGACTTGGCGCGGCGACGGCAACCTGTCGGACACCACGGGGGCGCTTAAGACGCTCATCGGCAAGTAAGCCGACTGGTTAAGAAAGGGGCAGGCTCTTAACGCCTGCCCCTTTTCCTATGCACGGAGGGGGGTTGAGTGAGGCTCATACGTGGCTATGCGGGCGTGCTTAGCGCGACATTCATGACGGATGAGACCCCGATCGAAGCTGGGGCGGTTACGGTTACCGTCACTAACGCGGCTGGCGCCACGGTTGCTACCGGCGCGGCTAGCGAGCCGTCTACCGGCGTATACACATTCGCGTTAGGCCCGCAGACCGCGCTAGGGCCGCTAACGGTTACGTGGGCCGGGGCAACGCTAAGCCAGACGACTACGGCCGAAGCGGTCGGCGGGTTGCTGTTCGCACTGCCTGACCTGCGAGCTTCCGACCCCGCGTTCTCCAACACAGCCAAGTTCCCAACGGCCGCGCTAGCGGCTGCAAGAGACGCGGTTACGGACGAGTTCGCGCGCATCTGCGGGCGCTCTTTCATCCCGCGCGGCAACACCTATACGACCTTCCTCGATAACACGGGAAGCGTGCTCTTGCCGGATGCCGACCTATACCAGGTGGTTAGCGCAACGGTTGACGGCGTAAACCAAACCGGCTTAACCATCGACCCTATCGGCGTGGTCACGGGTCTTCCCACCTTGCAGGCGATGACGCTGCAAGAGATGTGGAACGGCTCGATAGGTTCCGGGGCTCCCGGCCCTGGCCTAACCGTCATCTCCTATGAGTACGGCTGGCTAACCGCCCCTAACGACCTCTACCGCGCGGCTATCCAGCGCGGGCGGTTCATCCTCGCGTCTATCGCATCGGGCATCCCCGATCGCGCAACGTCTTTCGTTGCAACCGAGGGCGGATCGTTCACGCTTGCCACGCCGGGCAGTGGCGTTTGGCAGACCGGCATTCCGGATGTTGACGCGGTGCTGGCCCGGTACACCATCGCGCCTAAGGGCGTGGTCGTGGCATGAGCACTAACGCGCTTGTCGTCAAGGCGGCGGTTCAGACCGCTTTACAGTCGGCGGCCGGCCTGACCGGCGTTCCGATCGTGTGGGGCCCGGACCCGAAGCATCAGCCCGTGCAATGGGTGTTGCTCGGTCAAATCCACTGGGATCACGAACGGTGGGCGACGAACCGAACCAAAGAAGAGGCGTTCACGCTCGACATTATCTGTGAGGTCATGCTCACGGCGGCGACCGCGTTCGACGCGGAAACACAGGCCGCACAGCTTTCCGGGGTCATTGAGGACTACTGCAAGATCTCCCCCGGATTCGGCCTGCCGGGCGTCGTCACTTCTCTCTACAGCCCTGGGCGCCTGCTCTCTTTTCCCGCTGATGACCGGTGGGTCGGCCAAGTGCACGCCGAACTCAAGGTCACAGCACGCACCTAACGGGGGTTTTCTCTTGACTCAGAACATCGTCTACACGGGTCCACTCGCGGCGGTTGAGACGCCGGACGGGACCGTATTCACCAAGGGCATTCCGGTCCCTGTCTCCGCCGAGCTGGCAGCCCGGCTTCTGCTTCAGTCGTTCGCGGAGGTGACTCCGAACGGCGACATTGGCGCCCTGCCGGTCACTGCCCCGTCCGTCGCTCCGGCGTCGGCCGTGAATTCCGCATCGCCTGTTCCTCTGGCCGCGCCTGTTCCTGACGTGACCGCCGTGGCTACGGATACGGGTGTCCCGACCGTGCAGCCTCAGCCGGCCACTGTCTTTACAGCGCCCCCCGCAGTTGACCCGGCTCAGGCCCCGACCGTCCTTGCCCCGGTTAGCGGGGTGACCAGCTAATGACCGTCTACACCGTCCACGATTCCTATCTAGGGATGGTGGCCGAGAGCGCGTATGCGACGGCCGTTGCTCCGGCGAGGTTCTTCGAGTTCGAAAACGAGTCCGTCAGCGGCAAGTACGCGCGCATCGACGCTAAGGGCGTCCGCGCGGGTAACCGCGTGCTCCGCACTGACCGGTGGGCCCCGAACTTCAAGGGTGCAGACGGCACGGTCAAGCTCGAAGTTCAGGATTCGAACTTTGGCCTGCTGTTCCAGCACGCGCTAGGCGCCTTCTCCGCCGGTGCGCCGGTAGGCGGGTTCACCCCGTACACGTTCACGATTGGCACCCTGGCGGGCCTGTCGTCTACCTGGCAGGTCGGCCGATACGCGACGGATGGCAGCCTGACGCCGTTCACCTACTCCGGCGGCAAGATTCACAACTGGGAGCTTCAGTCCGCCGTTGACGGCGTGCTCGGCATGACCGTGGGCCTGGACTTCGCTACCGAGACGAGCGGCGCCGGTACTGGCGCGTTTGCCCTGGCGACCCCGACCTATCCGAGCGGTTCGCAGCTCTTCACCTACATCGGTGGCACGGCCACCGTTGGTGGTACGGCGTTCGCGGTGCATGACGTTGTGGTCAAGGGCGACAACAAGTTGAAGGTTGATCGCTTCTTCATGTTCAACAACGGCCAGAAGAAGGAGCCGCTTGAGCAAGAAATGCGGCTCATCAACTGGGAGTTGAAGGGCGAGTTTGACGGGCTGACTCAGTTCAACCGAGTGAGTTCCCTGACCAGCGCGGGCGCTACGGCCGCGATCGTTATGAACTGGGCGACGCCTCAGGGCGGCAGCCTTCAGGTGACGATTCCTAACGCGCGGTTCGACGCCGGTCCGCCGCATGTGGATGGGGCGAAGGTCCCTGAGATCTCGTTCACGGGCATGGCCCTTGACGACGGCACGCTTCCGCCGATCTCGATCGTCTACAAGACGAAGGATGCGGCACCTTAATGCCGTACCAGCCGGGCCAGGGCCGGGGTCGTCAGTTCACTGGTGGCTACTCGAACGACTTCTCACAGAAGATCCAAGTTGAGGGGTTGTACGAGTTCCTTCGCTCGGTCAAGGAGACGGCCCCGGCGGTTGCCGGGGAAGTGGCCACGACGAACAAGCTCGCGGCCGACATGGTGAAGGACGCGGCTCGGGCTAAGGCGGCGGGGCTCGGCGGCGTCTTCAACAAAGCGGCCGGAAGCCTGGCCACGTCGAAGGCGACCCGCCAGGCCAGCGTTCGCCTGGGGCGCGGGATGCCCTTCGCGTTCGGCGCCGAGTTCGGCGCGAAGCACTATCCGCAGTTCCAACCCTGGCGCGGCAACCAGTGGGTTGCTGGTGACGGCCCCGCCGCTGGCGTCGGTTACTTCCTGTACCCCGCCATTCGCGACCAGCGCGCGAAGGTCGAAGCCATCTATATGGCGAACATCATGCGCCTCATGCGGCAAGCCGGGTTCCACGTCTCGGACCTGGGCGAGTAGTTCCGCGGTTCGCTTTACAGCGCCCCGCCGGCCAAGTGCTGGCGGGGCTTTCTACTTGAATGGAGCCCCCTTATGTCTGAAGTTCTGCACCTTGACCCCGAAGACCTGTCCATCGGCGACCTTGAGGACTTCGAGGAGATCACCGGCCAGTCGCTCACGGAGGCGCTGAAGGCGCGTCCGGTCGTGGACGCGCAGGGTAATCGGCAGTTTGACGAGAAGGGCCGTCCGCTGTCGGAAACCCACCTGACGGCGAAGGTCATCAAGGCCCTGGTCTATGTGACCAAGCGGCGTGAAAATCCGGCTTTCTCCATCGAAGATGCCCGGCATGTTCGCCTCTCTGAGCTGAAGTTCGCCGAGAGCGACCCGGAGGGAAACGGCTAAGGCTGGAACGGCTGAAGGAATGGGCTTTGCTGGCCCGTTTTTTCGGTTGGACGCCAGCCGAAATTAGGCAACTGACGCTGTCCGAGTACCGCATGTTCTATGCGTACGCGGAAGCGCTACGGGATTTGGGGGGATAAACCGTGGCGGCTGGTGAGCGGATTCTCCGCGTAATCATCGCGGGTGACGCGTTGGGCGCTGTGAGCGCCCTTGACGAGTTGTCCCACGGCCTTGAGAGGGCACACTCTTCAGCCGACGCGCACGGCGGCGGCATCATGTCTTCGCTCGGCGGCATGGCTAAGGGCGTCGGGTTGTTCGCTCTCGGCACCGTTGCGGCGGTTGGTGGCATCGCTGCCGAGATCTTCCATATCAGCTCGGGCTACGAGCAGAACTTGAACGCCATCCAGGCTTTCACTCACTCGACTAACGATCAGATGAAGTCGCTTGAGAGCCAGCTCTATTCGATGTCGCCGAAGTTTGCCCAGATGGGGCAGACGGTTGGAGACGCCTCGGAGGCGCTTTATCAGCTGACTAAGGCTGGCGCGTCGTCTAAGGATGGCATAACAGAGCTGGTGCCGACCATGGCCCTGGCTAAGGCGACGAACACGGACTATACCGAGTCGGCTAAGGAAATGACTCGGGTCCTGGACTCGTTCGGCCTTAAGGCCGATCAGGCGCGCAACGTTGCGGACATCCTGACGAATGCTACTCACACGAGTACTCAGACGCTTCAGGACATGGCGGACGGCCTCAAGTACGTTTCAGTTGCCGCGCACGACTTCGGTATCAATCTTCAGACGACGGCCGCCGTTACGGCGATGTACGCCAATGCTGGTATCCAGGGCACTAACGCCGGTACAGCGTTCCGTCAGATGCTCCTGAACCTGTCTGCGCCCACAAAGGCCGCTAGGGACGCCATCAAGGCAATTGGTCTTCAGGCGTTCGACTCGCAGGGGCGCATGAAGCCTCTCGCGGACATCTTCCAGCAGTTGCAAGACAAGTTCGGCAAGGGCCTGGACACACACAGCCTTGAGAAGATCGCACCCGACCTTAAGGCGATATTCGGCGCCCGTGGCGTTGAGCCCATCTTGGCGGCCATCCGGCAGGGCGGCGGCGGTCTTGACCAGTACATCAAGCTGATGAACCGCACGGGCGAGGCGTCGGCTATCGCTGAGGCGAAGTCCAAGGGCCTCTCCGGCACGTTCAACCAGCTCCGGGCCACGATGGAATCAGCTACGCAGCACCTCTATATGCAGGTCGCTCCGAAGCTGGCGAACTTCCTGAACCCGTTTGTGGAAGCCCTTCCGGGCTACCTGTCGAAGGCCGCGAAGTACGGGGAAGAGATCTGGACTGCGCTGTCAGATCCAGGGAAGGCCGCGAAGGGGCCGAACGGCGGAAGCGGTTTCACAAAGGGCCTTGTCGAGGTCGGCAAGGTTGTTCACGGCGAGGTGCTTCCGGCTCTTGGCGAGATAGCCAAGTTTGTGAAGACGGACGTTGTTCCCGTGGTCGAACGCATCGGGAAGGTGTTCATAACTCAGATCGTGCCGTTTGTCGCCCGCGCTGCGGGGGATATCGCCCGCTTGTTGCTGCCGATCGTCAAGGACATAGCCCGCTTCATTAAGACGGACGTGGTTCCGTCGTTTAAGCAGTGGGGCGAGTTCATATCGGCCGTGGTCATTCCGAAGATGGAAGTACTCTGGACTAAGACTCAGCCGATCCTTAAGACGCTCGCCGACTTTATCGAGAAGAAGATCATTCCGCTTCTCGATTGGGCTTGGAAGAACGGTATTCAGCCGATCCTGAAGGATCTGGAACCGCTGATCTCGGATATCCTTGACGCGCTGGCTGGGCTTTATGGCTTCTTGGCCCCGGTCATTAAGTGGATCATCGACGTATTCGGCGGTCCCCTGATTGACATGGTGAAGGGTTTCCTGTCTGGCGTGTTCATCGCGGTCGAGGGCGTGATCGAGTTCCTGCGAGGCCTCCTGGCATTCCTGAAGGGCGTTTTTACCGGCGACTGGGGCAAGGCCTGGGACGGCATTTGCAAGATGGTCGCGGGCGCCTGGGACTTCATCTATGGCCTACTCAAGGCCATCATCTTCGGCAAGATAGTAAAGCTATTCGTCGAGGGCGGAAAGCTCCTCATGGATGCCGTAGAGGCTCCGTTCAAGTGGATAGCCGAGCGGGTGACTTCGCTTGGCTCCGATATCGCCTATGGCTTCACGCGCATGAAGGACGTGGCTAAGGCCCTTTGGGATTCCATGTGGAACGGCGCAAAGGACACTCTTACCGGCGCCATGAAGTCGATCGGCGACAATGTGGTGAGCCTCGGCGAGGGGGTCCTCAAGTGGTTCCGCGACCTTCCCGGAACTCTGGGCCGCATTCTGTCTGAGGCTGCCTCGTGGCTGCTTAAGACCGGCGGCGATATCGTCTCCGGTCTGCTAAAGGGAATCACGGACGGCGCCAAGACCCTATGGAAGTGGTTCACGGACCTGCCGGGGAATGCCGAGGCCTGGTTCAAGGATGCCGCGACGTGGCTGGAAGACGCCGGTCTGCACATGATGGAAGGTTTCATCAAGGGCGTAGAAGACATGGCGGGGAAGGTCAAGGATTCGGCTGTTGGCGTCGTCAAGGACGCCTATAACGGGGTGAAGGACTTCCTAGGCATCAACAGCCCTTCGCGTCTCTACATGGGGCTTGGCCACGGCACAGGCGAGGGCTTCATCAACGGCATTTCGGCCAAGGCGTCGGCGGTCCATGACGCCGTGGTGGGGATGGTGACTGTGCCGGCCAACCGCTTTACAGACGCCTTCCGGAAGCAGCAGCAGACCGCGAGCACGGCGGCGGCAACGGCCGCCAGGAGTGCCGGGCAGGTTTGGGCGACGGCGGGAGCCGTAGGGGCCGCGCCGGCCGGAGGCTTTACAGTGCCCGTCACTATCAACGTGGCTGGGTCGGTCCAGGCAGAGCGGGACTTTGCCCGGAACATGTCTCAGGCCATCCGGGATGAGATTCGGCAGATCGCACGCCGCAACGGCGGTAAGACGGGCCTTACGGGGGCCTTCTAGCAACGGGGGGAGGTTGGGGCTCCGCGCTATGCGCGGGGCCCCTTCTGCATGTCTACAACTCTTGGCGTTCATATCGGCTGGGATGCGAACCTCGCAGACCAGTACGTGAAGTACTCCGACGTTTCCGGCTACGTGTCTTCGGTGGATACGCAGCGAGGGCGCTCGACCGAGCTGGACGATATCCAGACCGGTACCGCAACCATCGGGCTCGACAACTCTGACGGCCGGTTCACTCCGGGCCGCGCCTACGGCAAGGAACTGCTTCCGGACAACGTCCGGACTTCGACCGGATGGAACAGCAACACAACCGGGTTCACGGCCGGAACGAACGCGACCCTGAGTTCGGTCAGCACGCCCACGCTGTCATGGGCGAACAGCCTCAAGGCCGTCGTGTCCACAGGCGTGGCGGGGAACCGCATCGTTAGGACTGCGGCAGTGCCGGTGAAGCCGGGAAACCAGTACCGGGGCTCGGTGATGGCGTCCGCGTCCACAGGGACGCTTCAGGCTCAGACCGCCATCCGGTTCTATAGCTCGACCGGGGCCGACCTCGGCAACGGCACCGACTACGACACGACATGGAAGCAATACGGCGACGTGGTTCGGGCTTCCATGCCGGTCGCTTACCACCGGATGAACGACGCCGGAGGCAACTCGTGCGCCCCGACTGCGGGCCGCGACCCCATGGTGACCTACAACGTTGCGGCTGGCGCTTCCGGGTCCTCCTGGGCCGCTGGCGGCACTGCTTCAGCGGGCGTGTTCAACGGAACTTCATCCATCGCGGAGCCCTGCGGTATCCCGCTGGCCACAGTCCTGAATGGCGGCGTGTCTTCGGTCGAGGTGTGGTTCAACACCACCACCCCGGGCGGCCTCCTGGCTGATGCCCCTTCGGCAGTGTCAACCAACTACAGCAACCCGGTGCAGTACACGATCAGCAGCGCGGGAACCCCGGTGGGCAGCAGCACGCTGCTGCCGCTGGCCCATATTGGTACGGACGGATACCTGTACTGCCAGGGCTCAGTCAAGAGCCTGTTCCCGGTGAATGACGGCCTGTGGCATCACCTGGTGCTCGCGGGTGGCACCTTCTACCTTGACGGGGCCCAGTTCGGTACCGGTTCGGGTAGCGCTTCGCGCCCGGTCCTGGGCTACGTGGACTTCTCGTATACGGGCTATAGCGGGGGATACACCGCTAAGCCCTCAACGGGCTGGTTCAACGGCAGCATGGCTGACGTGGCGCTGTACCGTCACGCCTTGACGCCTCAGACGATTGCAGACCACTACCGGCATGGGGTGGCCGCGCTGCGTCCTGTGCGGTCCTCTGGCAGCGCGTACCCGCTCCCCTGGGGGCTGCTCACCAGTGGTGTTACGGCGCCGGCGGGGGCCTTTACAGCGTCTGTGGAGGTCGTCACCGGCAATGCGGGGACGTTCTATTTCGACTCGTTCTCTCTGCGGCAGGTGTCGCCCTTCTACGGCCGCATCCGGCCGCGTCGGCGCGTCCGCGTCTTCGCCACGACTGGCCAGAACCTCATGCCTCCGGGCATGAACCTCGGCTATCAGACGTACAGCGGCATCCCGGCAGGAGTGGATGACAACGAGACCGGGTCGTGGGTTCTCGCGAACGGAACGAACCTTTCGTTTGACTCATCGTCGGGTGTGACAACGTACGCCCCTAACTCGTCGTCAACGGCGTCCCTCTCGCTTTTTGGGCCGTCCGGAAACGGCCTTTCGGTCCCTTGGATGTTGCTGCCGGGGAACACCTACACATTCCAGATGCAGGTTGCCGCCTGGCGGTTTGCCGCGAACTCTACGGGCGTAACCATCGGCGTTAACACAACCGTGAAGTCTGCGCCTGGTTCTTCGACGTTCTTCAACGGGGCGGTTACGCCTCAGACAATCAGCCCTGGCGACGTGTCCTGGAAGACGGTTTCTTGGACATTCGCCATCCCGGCCACCTATCAACAGCCCGATTTCTTGTTCACGCTCTACACCAGCGAAACCGTGTCGTCGGGCTCAACGTACGGTTGGCAAACCGCCCTCAGGAACCTTCAGTTGATCGATGTCACCAATGGGCAGCCGATACCGGCCTATCAGCCGGGCGACGCCACCATGCCGGTTTTCGTCGGCGTGGCGGACAAGTGGGAATCCACCACGGAGTATGACGGAGTGGCGCAGGTTCAACTGTCGTGTTCAGACATGATGCGGGCGCTTGGTGAGTCTCAGATGTCTAGCGCTCCTCAGTCCATGGGATTCCGGCCTGACTGGAACTGCATAGGCTCTTGGGACCTGAGTCAGCAGACGGACACTATTGGCGACATAGCGAATGCCGCCCCAAATCAGTTGCTGGGCACAGCCCTGGTTTACTCGGCCAATACCGCATCTGTGAACAACGTGTTCATTAGCGAGTATCCGAACGTGAGCCTTCCTGGACGCTACTTGCCATCCGGCAACGGCGGTATCAACTTCAACACCGCCCTTGCTCAGTATTTGCTTTCGTTCGGGAAGCTTCCCGCTAAGGGCTCGGTCGAGTTCTGGTTCCGGCCGTACAACAACACGGGCGGAGCCGACGCCTGGACCGGCGGCGACAACCTGATGTGCGCATCGGGGCCGTTCCTGAGCATGTATATCGGCTCCGGCGGGGTTGGCCAGTTGTCGTGTGGATGGAACGGCCGTAAGGCCACTTCGACCAACATCCTGCCGGGTTCTCCAGCGAACGAGATGACCAGGGGCGGGCACGTGGCCATTGAGGTCACCACCTCGGGAGGCGCATCGCCTACCGCTCAGGTGCAAGCCTTCTACAACGGAACATCGGTCGTCACGTCTAGCGGCGAGTCGTTCGGTCCGGTTGCCCAGCAGTACAACGGCCACTATTCGGCGTTCTCTATCGGCGGTGACCGGAACTTTACCGACCCGATCTCAGGGGTTTCGCTGGCCGAGTTCTGTGGCGAGATCTATGCACCGGCCATGTACGGAAACACCGGCATGGACTGGGCTACCAGGGTCAACCTGTTCTCTGTCTCGGTCGGCTACGCCGTCAACACTCCGGTGAACAACGGCAGCGTCATCAGCGCGACACAGACCCAACTGCCTTGGATTGTGGCGGCCTCGGGCATGCCGCTTCCGATCACAGTCGGGTCCCAGTCTTCACCCGCCGATGTGCCGATCTTCGGCGGCGGCACCGGTCTTGACGCGTTCAAGGCTCAGGCCGCACAGACCATGGGAATGGTCGTGTTCAACCGGTACGGCGCTCTCTCGATCCAAGACAGTTCGTTCCGGCAGGCCGGGAACGACGTGTATTCATTCGACTGCACAGGGGCCACTGGACCGGATAGCGCAATGCTGTACGTGAACGACATCGACAGGACTTGGACCTCGGTCCAGCTCAACGGCGATAACGGCACGTCTACGTGGAACTCTTTTGCCGGGTGGTCTCAGTACGGTTGGCACCAGCAGTCGCAGATCGTTCAGAACACGGTCGCCTCAACCGGTTCCTACGCGTGGTCGTTCCTGGCGAACTATCTGCAACCGAATGCGCGAATTGACTCTGCGTCGTTCACCGTGGCCAGTAACGCTGTAGCCGCTTCGGCGCTGTTGGTGGATATCGGTTCGCACGTCCAGTTCCTTGACCTGCCTGACAACGCCCCCGGCGATGGGCCGTATGGGGCCTATTTGTGTTGGGTGGAGTCGGTGAAGGTTTCGGCGAAGGCCGAAGGCGGCGTGATTGTGCCAACGGTTCAGGTCACGCTCAGCCCGGACTTCACGTATGTACCGATCATGTAAGGGGGGGCCTTGTCTTACGAGGCTGTGATTTCGACTGCCGCGATTATCGCGGGCGGTCTTGGCGTCGGTTCGGGCGCCCGCGCCCGTGTGAAGGCCGCTGCGCAGGTTGAGACCACGAAGGTGTGGCGCGAGGAGGCGGAGGCGCAGAAGGCGCGTGGTGACCGCCTTGAGGCGGCCGTGCACGAGCTGACCACGGAGGTTACTTCGCTACGCGCCGAGGTCCGGCGCTTTACCCGCCTGCTCCGGTCGATTTCGCCGGAGCTGATTTCTGACAAGGGGGAGTTTGATGACGACGACTGAGACTGTTCTCAACGTCGCTAGGAACCAGCTCGGCACGATCGAGAACTCGGCCGGCGACACGCTTTACAGCGACTGGTACGGGTTGGCCGATGAGTCCTGGTGCGACATGTTCGTGTCGTGGGTGGGGGCTACCGCCGGGGCGGCTGACATCATCGGCCACTTCGCCTACTGCCCGTCTCACGTCGATTGGTTCAAGAACCGGGGCCAGTGGGGCAAGACGCCGAAGGTCGGCGCCGTGGTGTTCTTCGACTGGAACGGCGACGGGGAGGCCGATCACGTCGGCATCGTGGAGACGGTCAACCCTGACGGCTCTGTGGGCACGATCGAGGGCAACTCCACGAACCCGAGCGGCGGCAGGTTCGGCGTGTTCCGCCACACGGAGTGGCCCCGGTACATCCTGGGCTACGGCTATCCGGCGTATGACGCCGTGGGGAACGTGACCGCTGGCGGGGCGAAGACCTACACCGTGAAGCGCGGTGACACCCTGTGGGGTATCGCTGCGGTTCTGGGCGTGTCCCTGTCGGCGCTGCTGGCTGCGAACCCTGGCCCGGCATCTCACCCGGCCGCGATTCAGCCGGGCGACGTGATCCGTGTCCCGCAGGCTACGGCCCCGGTTACGCCGGGACCGACTGTAAAGCCTCCGGCCGGCAAGCCGACTCCGACCCCGAAGCCTCCGGCGCCCGTGAGCAAGCCTCCGAAGCCTGTGAGCAAGCCTCCGGCTCCGCCGACCAGCCCGGCGCATACGCGGGTGCTGGCGTACGGCATGTCTGGTGACGACGTGCGTCACCTTCAGCAGTGCCTAGCCGATCGGGGATACCGCCAGCCGGTCACCGGCTGGTTCGGGCCTATCACGTCTTCGAACGTCCACTACTTCCTGTCTCTGCGTTCCTGGCTGTGGAGCACGGGCGGACCGGACGCCACTGCCGGGCCGATGACTCAGGCCGCAGTCTGCAAGTTCTAATCCAAGGGGGAATCTGATGAACCTGTCTCTGCTCAAGTTCAACGTATCGCGCGAGCCGGTTTGGCTGGTCCAGGGCGTCAGCGCCCTGGCTGGCCTGTCCGCCGCTGTCGCGGGCGGTAGTGACTGGCGGTCCTACATTCCGGCGGTCCTGACGGCGCTGTCGGCGCCGCTGCTGCGTTCTCGGGTCGTGCCGATCCAGAAGACGGCCGACCTGGTGAACATCGCGCTTCACACCCCGGCGCCGGGCGGTGGCCCGCTGGTCGTGGCGGACGTGAAGGCCACCGTGAAGGACGCGGAGAAGACCATTCAGGACGTCATGGCGTCTGCGGCTCGGGCCGGTCTGACCGCTTCGACTCCGGCCGGTCCTGTGGTCCTGCCTCCGCAGCACTAAACCGCGGGGCGCTTTACAGCGCTCAGCCGGCGTGGTGAACGGGAAACCCCCGGCCCTTCGGGGCCGGGGGTCCTTTTGCGTTCCGCCCTTGACACGTCTTGCGTCAAGGGCGTTATGATCGTGCCTGTTCTTGCAGGTCGGGCGATGGGAGGCAGTTGTGTCTAGGTTGTCGGACGGTCAGCGCCAGGCTTGGGTTCAGACGCAGATGAAGCGGCTGGGGCCGCCGTCAACGGAGTCACTTCGCCGGACCGAACAACTCTGGTCCGAGATGGGACGACCCTCTCAGGGTCGAAGTTCCGGCCGGTGTTCCTCTCCCGAGGCATGATCAATACGGAAGGGAACTGGGATGCGATCAATGCCCGCTTCTCGTCCATCTCAAGCTCGTCCCAGGGCTTAGCCCCAAGGTGTTGAACTAGGTCGCCCGCCATCTTGACCGCGTTAAGACCTTCAAGTTCTTCACTGATCGTTTCTCGGGATTGGTTGAGCGGCCCCAGTGCCGCGTTCACGAACTCGGCAGGGATCTTCCTCGCGCCGAAGTCGGCGCCGAGCTGCCTTGTCTGGCTCATGACCTCTTCAAGCTCTGCTGTGAGCGCTGCTATGCGGGCGGCGCTGTCTACGGGCTTTGCCCGCCCCTCCGCGCCTTGCGCGTGAAATAGGTCAGTGATCAGCCGGTCAACTTCGATGCCCGAGGCGGACGGCCCCCCGCAGCTCTTTGCGCTGTTCGTCGGGGACGGGCAGACGTAGTAGTGGCGCCCCGGCAGCTTCTTGCCGCCGGGGTGGCCATGCATGGGGCTGAAGCACACTCCACACTGAACGATCCCGGCAAGGAGATACTTCTTTTTGCCGGGCCGCTCGTGGTATCCGCCGCCACGGCCTTCCGCTTTGAGGGTCTTCACCAGGGCCTTGTGGGTTGCATCCGACAGGATTGCTTCCCACTGCCCGTGTACGCGGTTCCCGGCGTCGTCATACACAGGTTCGCCCTTGAGGTCGCGCCACCCGGCAAGGCGGGCGCTCAGCATCAGGTTCCGGAACGGCGCCCTTGACCAGTGGTTGCCTGCGGGGGTCAAGAATCCCGCATCGTTCCAATCGCGCATGATCGTGGCGAGTGGCACTCCGGCCAGGATTCGAGCCGCCGCGCCCTTGATGAGCTCCGACTCGAATGGGTCTAGAGTCCGCTTGTCGTCGTGCCACCCGGCGGGGCGCCAGCCACCCACGGGGACACCGTTCTGCGCCTGCTCAAGGTGCTTGCGTTCCATTCGGCGCGCCGTGTCCATGGATGCTTTGTTGGCGAATGCCACCATGACGCGGGCCATGGTGATCCCGTCAGGCGTCATGAGGTTGATGTCTCCCTGGACGGTGGCAAACACCAGGTTCCCGTGCGCTGCGTAGACCTCGATCGCCCGTTCGAGGTCCTTGGGCTGCCTGGCGAAGCGGTCCAGGTCGTAGACGACGACGCCGCCTATGCGCCCCTCTTCGAGGTCCTTCATCATCCGTTCCCACTCGGGGCGGACGACTCCGCGCCGGTAGGCTGAGACGTCGTTGTCTATGTAGGTGTGTTCGTCGGTGCCAAGCCAGTCGCGAAGACCCAGCAGGGTCGTACAGTCCTTGACCTGGCGGGCAACGCCCTTGCCCTCTTCTTCCTGGTCATCGGATATGCGGGCATACTTTGCGACAGGCTTGAGCGGTCTCACGAGGTGCATGCTAGCTCCCAAATGCTTGTCCATGCCTAACGAATCCGTTGCGACCAGAGGATTCGTTAAACGGGTGATTGGTCGGGGCAGACGGTAGCAGTGCGCTGACGCTACGGCAACTGTGGCGAGTCGTGAGTGAGCCGTGGGTGTAACCACTGGGACCCCGAGAAGGCCGGTACTCGTTAGCTACGCTCAGTTAGCCTGCAATAGGCCGTTGACGTGGGACGAGCCCCTGCCGGACATGTGCTACATGGCGTAATAGTTCGACGTCAAGACAGTCGCGCGGCTTGGCTCAAATGGGGCTACTCCGGCCCTGAGCTGGGAAGTAAAGGCAAGGTAAAGTCCGGCTCGGCTTGTCAAGGGCGGGCCGATTCACCTAAAGTGTCCCGTGGGTAACAACGTTACCCGTTGCGCTTGCCATTTTATCGCGTGACATTAATGGATGAGGATTGTGGCCGTGAAAAGCGACAGGATGATTCCCGTCTCTAACTCCGAGGTCGCCGCGCTGCTTCGCTCCGGCAAATCCGCGAGCGCGCTTGCCAAGCAGTGGGGCGTTCAGCCTCACGCAGTGCGCCGCGTGGCGCGGCTGGCGGGGTGGTCGCCGGGGAACAGCACGATTGCGGTTCTGCCGTGGCTCGGGGTCGGGCCTGCGGCGCACTCGCCTGCGGCCCGTGGCCTTCGAGCCCTTGCCCGCGTCCGCGCCGGGGAGACGCTGACGCCGCGCAACGAGGTGACTTTCCGGAACTGGCTCGCGGAGCGGGACGGTACCGGCACGGTTGTCATGTACGACAAGGACATGGGTCCTAATCCGGCGTCGCCGGAACACGGAGGGTTCTATTACGCCCCGCGTAGAACAGACACTCCGATAGACGAGTACTACCAAGAGTAGTCACGTCGGCTTGCGGTTTTGAGTGAAGGTGCCTGTTAGCAGGCGCCTTTATTTTTTCCCATCGCGACGCAGTTTTCTGAAACCGCGAGACAAGCCCTTGCATCGTTGTAGTCCGAGGTCATATCGTCTGGATCACACCAGCCGTTTACGCCCCCTCACCTGCATTGCGCCCCGTGTGGCCGCTCTGTAGGGTGTGCTATGGATCGAACGTGAGTTCGAGGAACGGAGCCGAGACATCGAGACCTTGGCGCGGGCGAGTGTGGCGCCCGTAGACGGCAAAACCGATGAGGCGTGCGCGGTGTGCGGAGAGGGCTCCGGGCTGCGCTGGGGAGCTTTTCTCGGCGGATACACGCTAAATCTGGGCCCTGAGATCCTGGTGTGGGAGTGGGAGATGGAACGGGGCAGCATGGTATTCGTGGCAGATACGCGCGGCAAAGACGCGGACGCGGAAATTAGCGTTCGTTACTCCCTTGACGCAGACCGCCGGATACCCTATTGTTCGATGTGCGCCGACGAAGCCACGTCGGACCGAGGGCTACCCCCGGGAACGCGAGTAACCGCGTTCTCCTCCTGACAGATCTCAGGGCCTCCCGCTTAGCGGGGGGCCCCTTTGTCGGCCCTCGGTGTTACTCCCTTGACACACGGAGGTGGGTTCTTGACCAACGACATGCCCGAGCACGGCGGGACGTACAAGTTCGTTTCGGGCCTGTACCGGAACGACACGGTGAGGTTCCAGGCCGTTGACCTCGGCGACACGGTGGGTCTCACGATCGAAGTGAGCGAAGAGGGCGAGTCCGCTGAGATGACCCTCACCCTCATCCAGCTCGCCGAGTTCTCGACTGCCATGTACGCCGCGCTCAGCCAGGCCGGAAACATGGCGGTGGACCAGCACACCCGCCGACTGCTCGGACTCATCCGGTCCGGCATCGCCGACCACCCGGCCAAGGGCAAGGACGGCGCCTGAGCGCCGGACACCGGTCCGTCTCACAGCTCACGACGTGGGCACGCTGCGGCGAGTCCTACAGGCTCGAACGCGTCGCCAAGGCCCCGCAGACGCCAGCCGCATGGACACTCCAGGGCACGGCCGTTCACGCGGCCGTGGAAGCCTTCGAGCTGTCCGGCCGCACGCTCGGCCTGACTCAAGCCCTGGCGGTGTACTTCAACGCGTGGGACAGCGGCATAGCGGCCCTCACGGCCGCCGAACCCGACAGGTCGAAGTGGCTCACAGGCTCGAAGGCGATCAGCGGCTTTAAAGACGTTGGCCGGCGCAGGGATCGAGGCGCCGATCAGGTCAGGGCCTACATCGAGTTCTCCCAGTCGAACCCATTCGACATCTGGCAGACCCCGGACGGCCCCGCCGTCGAGCTTCAGTTCTCCATCGTTCTCGGCGGCGTCAAGGTCGTTGGCTTCATCGATCAGGTTCTAGAGCTGCCGGACGGTGACCTGTGGGTCAGAGACGTAAAGACCGGCTCCAAGCTCCCGGACAGCCCGCTACAGCTCGGCGTCTACGCCGAAGCCGTTGAGCAGACGTACGGGATTCGCCCCCACTGGGGCGACTACTTCATGTGCAAGAACAACGCACCAACCAAGCCAGCCGACTTGAGCGGCTACACGACGGCCCGTCTAGGCCGCTGGTTCGCGCGGCTAGACCACGCAGTCAACGCAGGCGTCTTCATCCCGAATCCGGGCGATGCCTGCCGCGTCTGCTCCGTGTCGCAGTACTGCGATGCGGTTGGTGACGATCGAGAAACCTACGGAGGTTCAGACCTTGACGCTTAAGTACAACGCTTCACTGAAGTACAGCGGTGCGCACGACTCGCCATGGGTGACCGTCGAGTCCGACAACGAAGAGGAGCTGCACGCGGCTCTGTCGTCTCTCGGCGCCCCCGATACGGACTTCTGGGCCGCCCTTGGCCGGGCCATCGGCGCGTTCAAGACGGGTGCTCTCCTGGGCGAGGTTCTGGGCGCTCAGGCCGCGCCCCCGGAGCAGGCTGCACCGCAGTGGCAGGGCGGCAACGTCGCGCCCCCGGCGTGGGCCGCTGGCCCGTCTCAGCCGGCCGGAGGCTTGACAGCTCCCCCTGCGGCTGCGCCGGGTGAGGCAAAGTACTGCGAGCACGGCATGCGCACCCTGAAGAGCGGCACCGGCAGCAACGGCAAGCCCTATATGCGGTACGACTGCCCGAGCCGGGTGTGTCCGGCCGAGTGGGGAAACAACCGCTAACCGATGCTCTCGCTCTCGCGCGCACGATTCACGCGAGGGTCGGCCGGTGAACCACTCCCGCCCGTCTTCCGGGCGCTCTCCTCTCAAGGCGTCCACTTTCGTCAGGGGCAGCTGTGTCTTATCGCGGCTGCCCCCGGCGTAGGCAAATCCCTTCTTTCTCTCACGCTCGCCATCCGGGCCGGTCTGCCGACGCTGTACTTCAGCGCTGACACGGACCAGGCCACCATGACTATTCGCGCTGCCGCGATGGTCTCGGGATGGACGACGGACGACGTTGAGAGGGCTCTAGACGCGGGGAGAACCGAACACCTTGACGTGCTTCTGCACAAGTGGAGTCACATTCAGTTTGACTTCAAGGCGTCGCCCACGGCGACGGACGTTGAGCAGGAACTCAAGGCATTCCGGATGGTTTACGGCGACTGGCCTTCGCTGATCGTCATGGACAACATCACGAACCTAGACAACGAGCTGAACACGGACGGCTTCCAAAGCCTTGAAGCTACGTGTGACTTTCTGCATGAGCTTTCTCGGGAAACCGGCGCTTGCATGGTCGGCCTTCATCACGTCACCGGCGACTTTGACGATGGCACTAAGCCCCCGTCTCTGTCTTCTCTACGCGGAAAGGTCTCGAAGGTTCCCGAGCTTGTCTTGGCGCTTCACCGCGTCGGCGGCGACTCGCTTGAGGGCGCACGCACTATCGGCGTGAGCCCGGTCAAGAACCGAACCGGCAAGTCCGATCCTTCCGGCGGCTGGTTCATGAACCTGTCCGTTGACCTCGAAAGGATGGCGGTGACCGGATGACTAATGGTCGCGCCAGCAAATCCAAGGGCTACAGGGGAGAGGCGGAGTTCGTTGAGGACGCTCAAGCCCACGGCTACAAGGCACAGCGGAACGGCAACATTCACGGGCAGGCCGATCAGGGCGACATTGCCGGGGTGCCGGGCTGGGTCGTTCAAGTCAAGAACGTCGCGGTAGCGCAGATACCCGCCTTTCTGAAGGCAGCCAAGGAACAGGCCGCGAACGCGGGCGTTCGTTTCTACTGCGTGGCTCTGAAGCTTCGCGGTAAGCACATGCGCGACGGCGCCATTCTCATGCCGGTCGGCCAGTGGTGGGACATCGTCAAGGAGATGGAGGAGCTACGTGCCGAAAACCAAGCGCTCACAAGGCTTCTCCGCCCCGAGCCTGGACATAGCCAGGGTACTTGAGCACTACGGGGCTACGAACGTCCCAGAGGGCCGGGAAAGGTCGATGCGGTGCCCTTTCCACGGCGCGGACCGAACGCCGTCCGGCACGGTCAACACGGAAACTGGCCTGTTCTTCTGCTTCACCTGCGGTGTGGGCGGGGACGCATGGGCACTGATTCAAGGGAGGGAGGGCCTGACTTTTCGTGAGGCTGTCGAGTTCGCGGCTGGCGTTTTTGGAACAGGCAACACAGACGTACAGCAAGGCGCTACGCGGGTCACCCGCCGACGAGTATTTGACGACGAAACGCGGCCTGAGCGGGGGCAGCAAGACATATTTTCGGCTGGGATTCGTCGCCGACCCTTTGCCGGGTCATGAGAAGTACGCGGGTTGCCTGGCCATCCCGTACGTGACCCGTGCCGGGATCGTGTCAATGCGGTTCCGGCGCCTGGCGGGCGACGGCCCGAAGTACCTGAGCGAGCCGGGCGAGGAAACGCGTCTCTACCACCCGGAAGGGTTCTTCCGGCACGAGCGGTTCATCTGCCTGTGTGAGGGCGAGATAGACACGATGACCGCCGTTCAGGCCGGTCTACCGGCCGTGGGCGTCCCTGGGGCGCAGTCGTGGAAGCCGTACATGTTCCGCGCATTCGACGGCTACGACGTCGTGTTCATTCTCGCGGACACGGACGACAAGACCGGCGACGGGATGAAGTTCGCCGAAAAGGCCGCCGGTCAAATCAAGTCGGCCCGCATCATCCCCATGGCCCTAGAAGGCCGGGGCTACGACGTCAATTCGCTCGTCATGGAGCACGGCGCGGAAGCGCTGATATCGAAGGTAGGTGTTGAGCTGTGAGTGTCGAGTACCCGCCGAAGCTGATGCGGTTCGGGCTGTCGTCTGAGGAACTGACCGACGCTGTTGACGTGTTCCTGTGGGGCGCAGCGTTCCGCGTGATCGGGACCGGCGCGGAGCAGTACGAGAAGCACGACAAGAACGGCCAACCCTTCCAGGCGTTCGAGGAGATGACCCCGCTGGAGCTGGTCCAGAATGCCCGCGAAGAGGTGCAAGATCTTGGCGTCTACGCGGCGATGACGGATCTCCGGCTGGCCCGGCTGCAAGCGGCCTTGGCGGGCACGGTCGTGGGTGATGCCCGATGACGGATCTCGTGGTGGAACTGGAAGTCTCGACTTCCGCTCTCGCAGGCATCTACCGGTGGCAGGGCTGGCCCCTGGCGCTGTGTGAGGAGTCCACGCCTACGGCGCTGGATCTGACCGAGCTGATTACGCACGTCGCGTGTGAGGCCGTGGGAGAAGAAACCGGCTCGTACTACAGCCTTGGCCGCATCGTCGCGTTCTCCGCGACCGAGGTCCCCGGCGAGGTAGAGCTAGCCCTGAAGATCGGGCGGGCGTATCTGCCCTTGGGAGACGACGCGGACAGCGCGCCGGCCAACCGCTTTACAGCACGGCCCGCGGAATCGCGGCATGACGACCTGGGACCCGAGGGGGCGAGCAATTGAGCAAGTGGCAAACGATCGTGTGCCTGCCTGACTTTCAGGTCCCGTATCACGACCCGAAGTTCATCCGCGCGATGTTCCACTACATCAAGGACGCGGAGCCGGACAAGATCGTTCACGTCGGTGACTTCCTGGACGCGCCGGAGCCGTCGCGCTGGTCGAAGGGCGCGGCGGGCGAGTACGCGGGGACGCTTCAGAAGTCGCTAGACACGGCGTTCGATGTGCTCGCAGACCTGCGGGCCGCGTTCCCGAGCGGCCCCGTGGTGCTGAAAATGGGCAACCATGACCGGCGGATCGCCGACTACGTGAAGCGGTACGCCCCGGCGGTGGGGCCGCTGCGGGTCCTGGACTTCGAGCGGCTGATCAATGCGCGGGCGCTTGGCGTGGAGATCTCCCACGGCGTCCACGAGGTGGCGCCGGGCTGGCTGGTAGCCCACGGCGATGAGGGATCGCTCTCGCGCATCGCAGGCAACACGGCGGCGGGCCTGGCACAGAAGCTCGGCAAGTCTGTGGTGTGCGGGCACACGCACCGCGCGGGCCTGGTCCCGCACTCCACGGGCTACAACGGCCGGAACCGTTCCCTGTGGGGCCTGGAAGTCGGCCACGCGATGGACGTGAAGCGAGCGGGCTACCTGAAGGCCGGTAGCGCCAACTGGCAACAGGCGTTCGGCATCCTCCGGACGAACGGCCGGACGACCATTCCGGAGCTGGTGACCGTGGTTGACAAGCGGTTCTCCGTCGAGGGCGCCGTCTATGAGTGGAAGTGAGGTGCCTGTGCTGACGCACGATGACTACGAGTGGGTGTCTGAGATCGTGAAGCGGGCGGCGGCGACCGTTGCCCGCAAGTGGCCCGGCATCGACCGGGACGACATCGGACAAGAGATATGGGTCAAGATCCTGCCCGCCTGGTCCAAGCTGGTACGGGATGACGACTACGTGTTCAAGGTGGCGTGTAGGGCCGGGAACGGCTACGCCGCTGACGAGCGCTACTACTACACGCACATGTCGGCGGAATGGGTCTACACCCCGGCGGAAGTCAGAGGCCTGTTCCGGGAAGCGTTCTTCGACCCCGGCGCGTGGGAACAGATGCCTACTGAAGAGACCTCGAACACGCTCCGCGCGGGCGGCGTGGTGGTGTCCCTGTGGGACCTGCGGGAGGTGTGGGGCGAGTTGTCAGACGCTCAGCGCCATGCGATCGAGCACGCGTATCGGGACGCGGGCGACGGGGAAGGGTTGGACCCGGCGGCACGGAAGACCCTTCAGAGGGCCATTGACACGGCGACGCGCGCTCTCAACGGCAGGATGGCGACCCGTGGGGACCGAAGCCGGTACGAGCTGGCGGTGTGAACCCCGCCGGCCAAACGCTGTAAAGCAAGCCGCGGAACCCCCGGCCTTCGGGTCGGGGGTTTCTGCGTGTCAAGTTCGGTCAAGTTTCTGGTATGACGATCGTGGCCAGTGCAAGCTCAGTCATATCGGTCGTCACCAAAACCCGAGGGAGACCAACATGGCACTGCACATGCTTGGCAAGGACCCGAACAGCGACAACGGGGACTCACCAACCGTGTACTACGACGACGAGAGCGGCAACTACCTGCTTCAGGGCTGGAAGGTACTCGACGCGGACCGGCTTGCCCAGATGCGCATCCCGGAGCATGAAACCGTGATCGAGTTCCCCACCCGCATGATGCAGTTCTTCCCGGAGGTGAACGGTGGCGGCAGCCCCGACGCTCGCTGATCTGCTCAGGTCGGCCCAGAGCACGGCCGACCACTTGGAGATGAGAGACGGGTACATGCGAGACTCCCCGTCCTTCATCGCGTGGCAGGGCGGGGACCGCGAGATGCCGGATGCTCCGGCTAGCCGCGAGTGGCGGCAGCTGGTGAAGGAGACCGTTGCCCGTGGGGTGTCGGTGCGGCGTGCTCGGATCGTCTCCGAGCCGCTGAGTGACTACGCGCGCTTCGAGTACGACATCACCCGCGAACACAACATCGGTGCAGGCGAAGACGTTCGATGGCTGCCACGGTCCAGGGCATCGCGGCTAGCGCTGCCCGGCAACGACTTCTGGCTGTTCGACGGGCAGATTCTCAGGTTCGGCCTGTTCGCCGGGAATGGCTCGCTTGTGGGCCATGTCGTCGACGAAAACCCGGACGCTTTAAAGCTCTGCGCCGGCGCGTTTGACGCGGTGTGGCGCCTCGCGATTCCGCACGAGGACTACCAGCCCGCCTAACACTCGTGACGACTTCCCCCTCATCCAGCGCTCAACAGGCCAGAGAAGCACTCGGCAGGCGCCTGCGCGAGATCCGCAAGTCATCGGGTCTCACCGCGCGGGCGCTTGCTGAGCTTGCCGGGTGGCACGAAACGAAGTGCTCCCAGCTTCAGGCCGGGAAACGGCCGCCATCCGAGGACGACATACGGATGTGGGCCCGGTTGTGCGGCGCTGAAGATCAGATTGACGATCTGATCGCTACGGCCCGCAACGTCGAAGGGATGTATGTCGAGTGGCGACGGCTGGAACAGACCGGCTTAGCCCGGCTTCAGCGTGCCTCGGTCGGCCTGTTGGAGGAGACGCGACACTTCAAGATCTATTGCTCTAGCTTCATGCCGGGTGTGCTGCAAGCGGCGCAGTACATCACGGCGCTACTGACGATGATCACGGAGTTCCGGGGCATCCCGAACGATGTTGATGAAGCCGTTGCCGCGAGACTGGATCGGTCGAAGGTTGTCCGGCAGGGCGATCACAGGTTTTCGATCCTGGTTGAAGAGGCGGTGCTCCGCTACCGCATCGGTGATGACGAAGCGATGGTGGACCAGCTCGCTCAGCTTCTCGCGTCTATGTCGCTGCCGAGTGTGAGCCTCCGTATTATCCCGGATTCGGCGCGTCGGACCATGTGGCCGCTAGAGACGTTCATCGTCTATGACGACAAGCTTGTGACGGTCGAACTGTTGAGCGCGCATGTGCGCGTCACGACACCCACGGACGTTGACGGTTACGTTCGGGCCTTCTCTGAACTGTCGAAGATGGCTGTTTACGGCAAGGAAGCTCGGTCCTTGATAATGGCCGCCATGCAGGTTCTTGAATAGGTCTGTCAAGTTTGGTCTAGTTCATTGATGCGCCGGTCAGGCTATCCGTAGCGTCTTGGCCATGCTCCGAGAATATGAAGCGAGGTACGTCGCGTGAGCGCCGCGACGACTGCCGACTTCCTGAGCGCGGCGGAACAGGAGTTGACCGCGAGCAACCCTCCCGGCTTCGTCCAGTGCAACCCGTGCCAGGACTTCCGCACCGATGTGTCGTTCGACGTCGAGCATCCGTGCCGACACTGCAAGCCGATGCGGTTCCTGTCGTGGCGTCTGTGCTACGAGGGCGAAGGGCTGTCTGTCCTGGTGGACGGCATAGAGTGCGTGGTCCTGCTGCCTCCGGCCGGTGGCTCGATCGTTCAGCCCTGCGAAGGCATCAAGTGTGATTACGGCTGTGTGCTGGTCCGGCCGATACTCGGCAGTGATGCGCGTTGGGTTGATCTCGATCACGTCGAGATCCTGACGGCATGGGAGGGCGCGTGAGCCTTCCAACAAGGCCAAGCCGGAGGCAGGGCGCGATGCAACCGGGTGACCTGGTAACCCTGCGGGACACGGAATACCGGTATGTGGTGCAGCCGTACCCGGCTCATGAGCAGTTCTGCGTGCCTGTCGTGAGCATCGCCGATGAGGGGACGGGCACTGACGTGAGGCTCGTTTTCGCTGATGACGTGAGCCCGGCGGAGGGCGCTCCCGAGGCCGGCGGGGAGCTGTAAAGCGAACCGCGGCCCTTTAAGCCACCCGTCTGCCTGTGACCATCCCCCCCGTGTGGCCAGGCAGGCGGGTGTTCCACAACCACAACCCGAAGGAATGACACCCGTTGAGCAAGAAGAATGAAGACCCGCCGAACATCAGCGGGGTTCCGCAACTAGACGCCTACCTTGCAACCCGCCTGACCCGCGACGAGCAGGAGCAGATGCGACAAACCTACGAAGACGGGGACCCGGAGGGCAGCCAGGCGATCATCAACAAGGCGAACATCCGGAACGGGAACAAGAAGTAGCGCCATGGTCTACGAGCCTCCGCCGAACCCCGCCGACTGGATTTGTGACGCACTGCCCTCGCGCCACACGTCCGAGTCGGCGGACTCGCGTCATGCGACCCCTTCCCGCCAGGAGGAGCCGATGACGTGGGAAGCAATACGCGCCGCCCGGCCCGTTTACGACTACGAACCGCGCCACGGTGGGCAGACCGCCGCCTAGTTATGCACATCCCTATTAGCGCAGGGAGAGCACATGAACCGGAAAGCAATCGCGACGCTGATCCTCGCCGGACTGGTCATCGTCGGCACAAGCGGCGCATCCGGCGGATGCGGGAGCAGTGGAGACGGAGGCACATCCGCGCCCGCCGTGGGGGCGGGCGGTGAGCAGTCCGCGCCGAGTGAGGAGCACAGCACGGCCGAAGAGAGCCCCAACGGCCCGAGCGAACCGCCGGACAAGGGACACGACCCGTGCAACGCCCATCTGTCGCCGATCACGGTTGGTCACAAGGTCTCGGCAACCCTCACGGTCGGCCCGTGTGCCGACCAGCCCGAAGAGTACAGCGGGACTTTGACGCTCCAGTACGGAACCGGCGACCTGCCGAACGTAAAGTGGACGACGGCAACCCTGATCCCGATCTACAGCGAGAACGCGACGCAACCGATCTCGGCCCCGTGCCAAGATGCGTACTGGGTACTCGCGTACGACGCAGCAGGACGCGACGCCAACGGGAAAGACTTCGAGAGCACTCACAGCGTCTTCCTCGAAGAGAACCAGTTCCCACGGAAGGCAAACTGCCCATGAACGAAGATCCTGCCGCCCCTGTCGTGGCGCTTGTGGGCGTGCCCGCCGGAACGGGTAGCGCCTTCATCCCCGACTACAAGTTCCCCGGAACCACGCGACGCCTACAGTCGGCGGTCGGCACAACGCTTCTGTTCGCGTTCGTCAACCATCCCCGGGCTACTGACCCTGAGGTACAGGAGCGCTACAAGGGGCACCGCCACGACTTCCAAGACACAGAGCTTGTGGTGAATGGCGAGACCTATCCGGCGGTCGAAGTGCAAGACTCCGAGATCGGCATCCGCGTGCGTGCGGCATCCGTCAACGGCTTTACCGTGGTTGCGACGGTCCCGGAGGACCAGAACGTCCCCGCCGTCAGCGTCACTTGGCCGCAGGGCGACGCCGGCTGAGCGCTGTAAAGCGCGCGTGTGGACCGTACCCCGCACGCGCTATGCTGGTGCTGCTTCCCCGCACCACCCTTTCCTTTCGGAAGTGTTGGAACTTGCTGGCAATCGAGTATGGGGAGCCAGAACCCTCGCCCTTTTGGGCGGGGGTTTTCTGCTTTGTCCCTCCTGTTTGTGAAACAATCCTTACTCCCTTGACGCAACACCTGCTGGTGTCTTATTGTTTTCCCATGCCCGAGAGGGCTACGGAAACGGAAGGTTGCCAGCATGTCTAAGACGTACAGCAAGGGCGAGCGCAAAACCTCCGGTAAGTCTGATCGGGAGTTCCGCCGGATGCGGAAG